GAAAGTAGCTGAACTTGAATCACTAAAAGTTAACCCGTAAGGTGGAAACCACATAACTCTACCAAGACCTGGTTTTACTTATGATGATTTACCTGTATGTGAAAAAGGACCTAATGGTGGTAGAGTTATGTGGTTTCCACCTTACGGGTTAACTTTTAGTGATTCAAGTTCAGCTACTTTCAAGTCAACGGAATTTTTAGGCAGGCCTGAATCTATGTATACTTACAGTAATACTAAAAGAACTGGAAGTCTTAGTTGGAAAATAATTGTTGATAATCCTTCGGTTATGAACCTTATTGTTGAAAAACAATTGGCCGGTAAAGATAAACAAAAAATTGATTCAATTTTAGATTCATTCTTTGCGGGGTGTGCTAAATATGATATTTATCATTTAGCTCAAAAATTCAATATGATACCGGCTAATGATTTATCATTATACCAAGAAATGTTAAGTGACCCAAAAATTAATGCTGACCAAGTTAAAGCTATTAAAAAAGAAATAAATGAAGATAATGATACTACAAAAAGTCCTGAAGCTAATCCTGACCCAACAAAGAATAGTTTAGAGAACGATTTTCTTAATTATGGGTATTATTTTGACAATGATATACCAGACCCTAATTCAAGAGCTGTAACATCAACAGAGAGTTATGATGTGACTTATAATAGATATACTGATTCCTCTAATATTGCGGCTTATAAAACTAATGCCGACGGTGTTTTTAACTCTACCCAAAGTTTTTGCAAAACAGACGCTGCATATTGTAATACACAGAAAAATGTAACTGAATTCTTTGACCATGTGGTTAAAAGTAATTACGAAAAACTATCAAAAGAATTTATAACTAAATTATATGATTATTTAAGTGCGAAAAAAGGTAAAGTTACTATTCTTATGATTGGTTCTGCGTCTTCTTCTGCGAGTGTTGAATATAATATTAACTTATCTAATCGTAGGTTAGATTCTGTTAAACAATACTTAAAAAAAGTGACTGTTGGTACAGATACATTAGGTAAATTTTTTGATGATGGTAGTTTAGATATTAAGTTAGAGGCTAAAGGTGAAAATCCCGAAGCTGTTGTAATACCTAAAGGTGTTTTGGGTGAAGGTAGTTCAATTAATTGTACTAAAGAATATCTACCTAGCACTGATAAATCAAAAAATAAGACTTCCGATAAATATTCGGTTAATGCTATGGCGTGTAGACGAGTGGTGATAAAATCTATTAATATAGTTGAAACATCCCCAGTTACACCACCACCCGTTGAAGTTAAACCGGAAATTGCGACTAATACACCACCACCACCATCACCAAAACAAAAGAGAAAAGATGGTATCAGTAAAAAGATTATTAGACAATTATTATCTGAGTGTGATTATTTTGAGGTAATTAAAGAGAACGACCCTATGATTTACGACTCTATTAAAGAGAAAATTAAATACTTTAACCCAACATTTCACTCTATGACACCTGAAGGGTTAAATGCTCGTTTAACATTCTTAAATCAATGTCTTAGACCTGGTGAAACAATACCGGTGATTGGTACGGATAATAAACCAAGACATAATGATGCGTTAAACACGTCATTTGGAGCACCACCTATATTGGTGTTAAGGATTGGGGATTTCTTCAATACTAAAATTGTACCAAATAACCTTTCGTTTACTTATGAACCATTAGTTTTGGATATGAATCCTGAAGGTATTGGTGTTCAACCGATGATTGCAAATGTTACATTATCATTTGATATTATTGGTGGTATGGGATTATCTAAACCTGTTGAACAATTACAAAATGCGTTATCGTTTAATTATTACGCTAACACTGAAATATATGATGAACGTGCTGTAGCAACTGAAGATGTTTCTAAATTAGATGCGTTATTTGCACCTGAATTTTTAGAAACGACTATAAAAACAAATGTTGACAATAAAATAACTAATGATGGTGGTAACACTATTGGAACTATATTAACTAATATTCCTGTTACTAGTGGGCAAACAGGTGAAATCAGTTATCTTACTATTATGGACAAGTTACTTGACGTAACTAAAGAATATTATGAGAATATACCAAATCAAATGGAGTCAACAATAAAGGCTTACAATTATGGTGTGTGGCAATTAATAACTCAAGATAGAATTTACTCTAAAGGGTATTTAGGTTCCTCAACAAGTAAAAATAATATTGAGATATATGGTAAACCAGATGAGAATGTTCAGAAAAAAATAGATTCATTATTCACCGCGTTTATTAGAGATGTTGAAGACCCTAAAACTACAAATGAAAATTATATTTTATCAAGACTATTTGGACTGAAAAAATTAACTGAAGGTGAAGTAAATAAAGTTGCTTTAAATTTTACCAAGTATATTCAAGATTATCAAAACAATTTTAGTGCTGGAATATTCAATATTACTAATAATATTGTTCAACAAGAACAAACTATGGTATCAGTTTTTAGTAAACTAAATTTGGTGTGTAATAAAACTGATGGAAAAATTATTGATAATCAGACGAGAGTTTATAATTTAAGTGGAACGATTGATGTTAGTAGTCAAAGTCCTAATAAACCTTCAGATACTTATGTTGAATTAACTAATGACTACAAAGCGGTTAGTGAAAAATTCATAGACTTTAATAAACTTATGACAACTGTTGGTGTTATTAATGAAGGTGCTAATTCATATACTGACCCAGGGTTGTTTATATCACAAACTAGTGAGTTTAAGAAAGGTCAAGATAGTAGAATGTTTATGGTTATGGCGAGAATTTTTGAGGATAAAAATAAACTTAAAGACTTCCAAACTAAACTATTAGCAGGAGATTTATCAACAAGTAAAAATATATCTTTCTTAAAGAGAAAACTTAATTCATTCTGTGATGATTTTAGAGATATTGTAATAGACGAATTAAAGGCCGAAGAAAAAATTGCGGTTAATTTACGTAAAGATGTAACGTATAAAAAAATTGTTAATGAAACTGCGTATGTTAGAGGAAAAGCAAGAAAATTTAATTACACAACTGTGGTTGACCAAGCGACGAATAAACAACAAGACCAAGAAATAAAAGATTTATACGCGACAAAAAATCCGAATACTGACAATCAAACATTTAATGGTAAAATACAATTTAATTAAAAATGGCAGGTAGACAATATTACAATAGATATAGTGATTTTATTATCAATGGTCAACAAACTGTATTTCCTTTTGTTACAGTCCCTGGTAAATCTACTGATAAGAAATACATATATAAAGTTGGTCAATCAAGAATGGATAAAGTATCTCAACAATACTATGGTTCCCCATTCTTTGGTTGGTTAATATTACAAGCTAATCCTATTTATGGTGGTGAAGAATGGAACATTCCTGATGGTAGTATATTGACAATACCATTTCCTTTAGTATCTTCAATACAAGATTACAACAATGAATTAGATAATTATTTTTATTATTATGGTAGGTAACTCAGAAAATATATTAGTTGAATTTGATTACAACAACATCACCGTTATTGACCCAAATAAGGTAATTGATGAAAATGGGAAAGTAAAAGAACGAAATGTTAAAATGGAAGACTTGGTAATGTACGCTAATTTGGAGTGTAAATTAGTGCCAAGAACCAAATTAATATACGGAGTATCAAACAACAATGACTTACAAAATATTTCCGTCGCTAGTATCAACTTCCTAAATCAGGGAGGTAAAACCTTTTTAGATAACTCATATACTGATGAGTTAACTGGTAAAGATTCTTTAGATGGTAAAGGTGTGAATCAAGTTAAATTAGAACGACTACCAAAAGTAGCTGAAAAGAATAGCAAACCAGATGACTTTTATATTAAACAAAGTATTTTATCAAATGGAAATATCGGTGCGATAGATAACGGCCTATTGGGTATAACTTCTATTAATATTAATCAAGGTATGGATTTTTTACCTTCAATTAATATGACTTTAGAGGATATAAAAGGTCGTGCGATGTTTGAAGCTGGTGATAATTCACCATATGCCGCCTTTTTTAATTTACCTTACCCTATGTTTACTCTTACCATTAAAGGTTATTATGGTAAAGCTGTAAAATTATCGTTAATGTTACAGACATTTTCTACAAGATATGACACTGGGAATGGTAATTTTAAGATTGAGTTAAAATTTTACACATATAAATATACTATTTTAAGTGAGGTAAGTATGGGTTACTTACAGGCAACACCTCATATGTATAAATCACGTATTAAAGTTGCAACCAAAACAACAACCGGTTCTGTTAATACAACTGAACCAAGTAAAGATGTTGTTTTTGAGAAAGGTTTTCAAAAAATTAAAGAAGTTTATAGTGAATATAAATCAAAGGGATTAATTCCTGATGACTTTCCTGAAATTACTTTAGTTCAGATGAAAAATAGAATTGAGAATTTCGTTAAAAACATATTAGATTCCTACGCTAAACAAGATTTAAACCCTTTAACGAATGTTGATACCTATCAAGAAACTTTAGAAAACTATTTCAAAGAGGTTTATTACTATACTGGTGAAAATTCTTGGTTTGGTAAATATATGGATACTGAAAATTATTTGGTATTAAATGATGATTTAAAAGTTTACACCTTTAAAGCTGAATTTCAAAATGGTGATAAAAAAAGTGCAGCTATTAGTGAATTACAAAAAATAATTAATGAGAAAAAAATATTATTAGACAGTAATAAAACCGTAGGTAAAGATGGTAGTTATACTATTAACAAAACCAAAGTAGAATCTAAAATAGAAGTTAATATTAGTTACACAACTTTTTTAAAAGATGTTCAAGAAAAAGATGTTAATCCTCTAAAAACTTTTAATAGTAGAAAGAAAACTCAATCAAGTCTTAATAGTTTAACACTATCAGGTTTTACCGAACAGTTAAAAAATAGTAATTATTATAATAATATTAAACTTAGAACAAGTTCAGGTGATATTCAAAAAGGTAACACTTGGTATTTTTTTGAAGGACCGGGTAGTTTTGAGTTTCAAATTAATCAAATTAAAAAGTCATTAACTGATATTACTGAAAAAATTGAAAATGAATTAGCTAAAGGTCTTTCCGAATTATTGCGAAGTAAGTCTAACGGTATCGGTTTTACACCTACAATTAGAAATGTTTTAGCGGTTATTTTTGCTAATGGTGAAGGGTTTTTAAGGTTAATGGACGATGTTCATACATCTGCTTGGGAACAAAGAAATAACAAATATAGAAAAGACGCTATTTTTGACACTACGGTTGCTGGTGCTTCACAGGACAATTTAACACCTGGAAATACTAGTGAACAACCTGTTTTTCCGTGGCCACAATTAATTGTTGGTACTGATGGTGAAAACGGTCATGAAAAATATGAAATTATGTACCCTGGGGATAAAAAAGTTATTGCTAAAACTAGAGGTAATAATTATGATGTTTGGCCGGAAGTTGAATTTTTAGAAGAATTCATTAATGGATATGTTGAGAGAGATAGTGACCCTGCCCCGTCAACACCAAAAAGTAATGAATTGACAGATATTTTAAGAACATCTTTTAACGCTATTGAATTTCCTATTGAGAATTCTGTTTTTGGAAATAAAGAAGAAGTTAAATTTTTATACGAAATATTTGAAAGAGTTTTTTTAACAGCTAATTATACTGGATTATTAAGAAGTGAAAATAATACAACAGATACTGATTTTGTAGCTAATATTATAGCTGAAGCTGAAAGTATTAATATAAAAAATAGTTTATCTGAATTGAATCCTTTTTTAATTAAAAAATTGAAGGAATATCCAATAACATCAAATAATATTGAATTATTTTTACGTCATATTTCAAATGATGGTACAGGTCAAAGTTGGCAAAATTTTATAAGAGGAATTTTTAACACTTCTTATATTAAGAATAAGGTCAATAATTCTAGTTTTGAATTTCTTAATAGAAATATATTAACAAATTCTACAATTACACAACCTTTAGTATCTGTGCCTAATGAAAATAAAATGGTTGAATTTATCTCTAACTCAACAACCACTAATAAGGTTAATTTTACGGATTTATATCCCTTTACTAATCTGATTTGGGATAAAGAGAATTTAGCTAATGGGGTTGCTGTTAGTAGTGTTGAACAAAGTTTTAATACCACTAATGTTTTGTTATATAATACTAGTATAAAAAATATTACGAATTTCGTTCAAAGTGCCGGAAGTGATATTAAAAAACCAGTGACTAATTTTATATTTAAGTACGTAACAACACCACAATATAATGATAATATTTTTAATGGTGTTAAAAACAATATTAATAACTTAAAAAGTTTTTATAACACAAGAACTTATGAAACACAACTCCCAACGGAGGGTAATTTAATTTATAATAACTATGATGGTTTAGTTAGTGGTAATCAAACGGTATCAATGTTGAATACACCATATTTCATTAATTCAATTCAAGAAGGTGTATCAAATTTCATTAAAGAAGAACCATATCCTTATGTTAGTTCTGCATATCTATTTATTAATAGTTTACCGTTAGCAACGATTAAAGAAAAGTTTAAAACGTATGAGAATAATTCAACTACTGATTTGGATTATATTTTTGCGACATTAAAGAAATTTGGTTCTATTCATAAATTACCTTATTCTTGGATATTAAAAATAGGTTCTGTTTGGCATAGATATAAAAAATTTATAGAAACTGATGTTGATATATTAAACACATCTTGGTCTGGTTTTAGTTATGTTAACAACTATGACCCGATTAATAAATCACCGGAAACTAATTATTCTTTAATTATTAATGGTGGTGTTTTTGATATTGTATTAGAAAAAAATACTGTATTGGGTGCTGAAGTATCTACAGTTATTAATACTGGGTTTTACCCAAAATTAATAAATGATTTTAATGTATTTTATCAAGGATTTGAGATATTCACGGGATATACTAATAGTGCGATTCAAGAGGGTATTAATGATGGTGTGACATTAAACTATGTACCTTCAGCATTTATTGATAGTAAAGAAGGTTTTGATACAAAACAACCTAATAGAGATTTAAGGGTTATTCCTTGGTCTGTATCTATATTAAGTAAAGATGGAAATTCATCATATGTTTTACCTTCGCAAGGGTCATTTATAAATCAGACTAAAAATGAATGTTTTGATGATAATGATAAATTAAAATTTGAGGTTACAGGTAATACTGCAATGTATGATGGTTCTGTTCGTTTATTTTGGGCTGCTCCTAATTACGGATATTTTGACACTACTAAAGTTGTTAAACCATCACCACGACAATATCTTAAAAAAGTATTTTCAACACAACAATCACAGGAAAATTTCTCAATTCGTGGTATTGTTGGTGACTATACAAATATTGATGAAATATTTTCAGTTTTTGAAAAGGATGTATTAGATAAATTTGAGACTGAATTTTTAAATTTTTCTAAGTCAATTTACGATTATGATGGAAGTCAAACCTCTAACTCTGATACTGATACAACTAAATCATTTAGGAATTTCCAAATGATGATGAGGGAATTAATGAGGACTAATAAAATAACAGGTAATGATGGTACTGATGTTGTAAGTAAAATCCAAAAAGAACAAATAACCAAAGTCAGTAATATTCTAAATGATTTTATAAACTATGACATAGTTTTTAAGTATGGGAATCCTTCAAATTTTGATAAGAGATTATTTTATACTTTTTCAAAAGCGAGGATTATAGACCCATATACTTGGGATAAATATAGTATAAAAACACCGAGTGCTTTACCTACAAAGAGTGGTAATGTAACATTACTACAATCTAGAACTAATTTTCCTGATGCTTGGAGAACTTTAGAGACTTATGTTGGTTTTTCTATTGGTAACGGGTTAAGTTATACTAATACAGGTTCATGTATTACAGATTTTTTCGTTGATTGTAATGTTGCTTTTGATTCAACAAATATTATTAATTTAGCTCCGATTATCAAACTATATGCGACTCAAAAATTAAATGATAATACATTAACATATACTAAATTTATTGATTTAATGGATGGTTATATTACATCGGTTAATAAATTTCAAGATATCATTTTTAATAATTTAATGATAAAAGTTCGTAAAAATTTAGAGAATGTTGGAAATATATCTAAAGAACCTATTGATACTTCTTTAGAAGGTCCTCAAACTAAAGTTGAAATGTGGGAAACTTTTAAAGCTCTAAATGATAAATGGATTTCAGGTGGTGATTTTAAAACTAAAACATTATTTGAAGATGTATTACTATTGGATAGAGCTAGTAGAGATATGGGTAATGTTGTTTTAATTGACATTTATAAGTTAAAAGATTTATTAACTAATATACCTCAAAAAGTGAGTATGTTATCTTTTGTTCAGACAATATTAGTTGAAAACAATTTTGTTGTGATGAATTTACCATCATATGTTAATTTTTATGGTGTTCAGGATGCTGTTAAAAACCCTATACCTAAAGCCGAAGGTAGTTTAGATTTTGCAAATACTATGTTTGGTACATTTATGAATGTTGATTATAGAGAATCTTCAGCTAAATTGGTTTGTTTTTACGCTAGTAAACCTAGTGAACATGTTGATTTAAAAAATAATATTGACTATAGATTTAAAAATGACGCTTTTGATTTAAGACGAAATAGTGATAATCCTTTATTGGAAAATCAAATAGGTAAAAATGATTGGGATAAATCCAATAAAGTAGTTGGATTTAATGTTGATATAGGTCCTCAAAACCAATCAATTTTTTATGGTTTTAATGTTGAACAAAATCCTGGGTTAGCAACAGCGGAATCTTTAGCGGTTACAAATGATATGGCTAATTTAAATAGTGGTCGTGGTGGTGCAACCCAAAACGTATCATTATATAATCTATATAAAAATAGAAGTTATAGTTGTGTTGTATCTATGATGGGTAACGCTATGATACAACCAACAATGTATTTTAATTTAAGACACGTCCCAATGTTTAGTGGACCTTATTTAATTCAGAAAGTAACTCACGCTATATCTCCAGGTAATTTTGAAACTATATTAACAGGAATTAGACAACCTACAGCTTCATTACCTAAAATAGATGAATATATTCAGACTTTAAAAACCAAATTGTTGAAAACAATTATTGAAAAGAATAGACAAGAAAGAAAAAATAAAGAAATTTCCGCTAAATCAAATCAAAAAGGTGATATTATCAAACAGAGGACTGACACTTATAATGATGCGTTATATAAAAATAGTAATACTGTTAATAAAGCCGCAAATTGTTATCCGGCAAATACTGGAGGTTCTAAAAACATAGGTTATTCTGATTATACTTTTGTTGATAATCCTAAACAGACTAAAGCAACATTTAAAAATGTAATTGAAGTTATTATGAGTAAGACAAGTAATAGAACTTTACAATATACAATTTTTGCAACATTATATTTAGCTTCAGGTAATCAACAAGATTTTGAAACTATTGAAAACAATTTTGCTGGTATAAAGATGAATGAATATTGGGGTGAAATTAGTAAATTATTTAATGGTGAAAAGTATTATTGTTCATCGTCAAACCAACCGTTTGCAACATTTAATGGTGTTTCCGAAAATGTTGACTTTTTAATTAGTAGATGGATTAAAAGAGTTAGTACTATAAAAAACATTAATAAACAAGAAATTACTAAATTTTGGATAATAAATGAAGATGCTACTAAAAAAGATGATAATATATACTCAACATTTGATTCAACAAATTTAACTAATATTGAAAATGAAGTTCAAAAAGCTATTGATATAGCAAAACCTTTTTTCAAATAACGCATATTTATATATAAAACAGACATTATGAGTACAAAATTAATATTAGATAATTATTTAGGTAAAAATACCAGACACTCAGAAAAAGATTTGGGTAATGGTTCTAAACAGGTATGTGATTTAGACACAGGAGATTGTTACACTATCAGAATGAAAGATGGTTTAATTGAGCGAGTTGATAATACATTAAACACGAATAAAAAAATACAAGTTGAAACTTTAACTGGTGTAAAACAATTATTAAACGGATAAATTATGAAAAAGATTGACGAAAAAATATTAGAAGAAATTGCTAGATATAATTCTATTAATCATTATATTACTGAACAAGACGCTACATTACCCCCAGCTCCAGACGAAACAGCTTTACCACCAGCTCCGGGTATGGAAGGTACAGCACCTGTAGACCCTAATGTTGCTCCTACAGCTCCTGCGGCGCCTGAGGCTACTACTGTTGATGTTGCAACTGACCCAGATGTAGAAAAGGTTGATAATAATGGTACTGAAGAAGGTAAAACAGAAGAAATGGATATTACTGATTTAGTTAAGTCACAAAAAAACATTGAAGAAAAACAAGAGGAGTTCTTCAACAATTTATTTAGTCATTTGAATGATTTAGAAAGTAAATTAGGTGAAATGGATAACATTGTTAATACGTTAAATAATTTAGAAGCTAAAATTGAAAAACTTAGACCTAAAACTGCTGAAGAAAAATTAGAATTAAGAAGTTTAGATTCTGGTCCATATACTACTAAATTATCTGATTTCTTTAATGACAAACAAGATGATTTTGAGAAAACGGGTAAAGAGTATGTTTTAACTACAGATGAGGTACAAGATTACTCACCAACTGAAATTAAAAAAACTTTTAGAAACTTTGGAGATGAAACTAACTCATTTACAAACATAAAATAAATATAACGACCTTCGGGTCGTTTTTTTTTTACATATAATTTGACTAACTAGATTTCTTCGCTTATACTTATATAAACAATTAAAACTTATATAATTTATGGCGACAACAAACAATTCATTAGACGCGGTATTAGCACAGTACGAGAAATCAAAACAAGGAGGTTCTTCAACGACAAACAAAATGTCACAAGAAGAAAGAATGAAAAAATACTTTGCGGCAATTCTAACTGACAAAGAAACACAAGGGCAAAGGAGAGTAAGAATCTTACCTACTACAGATGGTTCTTCACCATTTAAGGAGGTTTGGTATCACGAGATTCAGGTTGATGGAAAATTCCAAAAATTCTATGACCCGGGTAAGAACGATAATGAACGTTCACCTTTGAATGAGGTTTATGAAGATTTGCGTTCAACTGGAAAAGAGTCTGACAAAAAATTAGCGTCAACTTACCAATCAAGAAAATTTTACATTGTTAAAGTTATTGACAGAGATAACGAAGCTGACGGACCTAAATTCTGGAGATTCAAGGACAATTATAAGAATGATGGTATCTTGGATAAAATCATCCCAATTTGGAGAAACAAAGGTGATATCACTGATGCTGAAACAGGACGTGATTTGATTTTAGAATTAACTAAAGCTAAAACCCCTAAAGGTGCTGTATATACTGTTATTCAAACAATTATGCACGACGACCCAGCTCCTTTGAGTAATGACAAAGAACTATCTGATTCTTGGGTAAACGACCCAACTACTTGGAATGATGTTTACGCTAAAAAACCTTTGGAGTATTTGGAAGCGATTGCTATTGGTGAAACACCTCGTTGGGATAGCGAAAAAGGGGGTTATGTATATGGAGATAGTTCTTCAAGTGAATCATCTTTTGGTGGAACAACTAACAGAGAAGTTCTTGACCCACAATACCACGATGAACCGGCTGATGATATGCCTTTCTAAAAATTAATTACTACATAGACTCTGAGTTAATCTTGGGGTCTATGTATTATAACTAAAACACTAACAAATGGCGATAAAGAAAAAATCATTCTCATTGGATGATATTAAGGGTAAATTCTCTACAAAAACTAAATATAAAGCTGAAAGTTATTATAACTGTGGTGAAGCTTTTTACGAGGCTTGTGGAATACCAGGTCCGGTAATGGGAGGTATTAATATGATGTTAGGTCATAGTAATAGTTCAAAAACTACAGCGATGATTTTATCGGCTGTAGATGCTCAAAAACGAGGTGATTTACCTGTGTTTATTATAACTGAAAAGAAATGGTCGTGGACTCACGCAGTTGAATTAGGTTTACAAGCAGAACAAGATGCGGATGGAAATTGGGATGGTCAATTTATCTTTAATGATAGTTTTGATTATATTGAACAAGCAACAGATTTCATTAATTCTATTTTAGATACACAAGAAGCGGGGGACATTCCATATAATCTTTTATTCTTATGGGATTCTGTAGGGTCTATACCATGTAAGATGACCTTTGAGGGTAAAGGTGGAAAGATGCACAACGCGTCAGCTCTTTCAGATAAGATAGGTATGGGAATCCATTCAAGAATATCAAAATCAAAAAAAGAAGACTATCCATATTACAATACAATGGTTGTTATTAACCAACCTTGGGTAGATTTACCGGATAACCCTTTCGGACAACCGGAAATTAAAGCAAAAGGTGGTGAGGCGTTATGGTTAGCTTCAAGTATCGTATTCTTATTTGGTAATCAAAAGAAATCAGGTATTAATCATATTACAGCGACTAAAAACAATAGAACAGTATCTTATGCTATTAGAACTAAGATATCAATATTGAAAAACCACGTAACTGGTTTAGCGTTTAAAGATGGTAAAATTATTGCAGTTCCTCAAGGTTATATCAAAGATGATAAAACTGCAATTGATAAGTATAAAAAAGAATATTCAGGATACTGGAACAAAATATTAGGTGGTGAAGGTGAAATTTCTTATAAAGAGGATTTATTAACTATCGTTGAACCTGATGATGAATAGATAAAGTTATATAACCCCCAACCTTAATCAGTTGGGGTTAATAACAAAAATAGTAACAAAACTTTATAGTAACGAAAACAAAAAAAAAGTGACCAAAACACTTCTTATTGATGGCAACAATCTCCTAAAAATTGGAGTGAAAGGGGTTAAGGACTTCTTCCACCAAGGTAAACATGTAGGAGGAACTTGGCATTTTATTAAC